GGTGATTTCGTAGTCGGTGTCCAGCACGTAGGTGGTGCTGGCGGCCGAATTGGTCAGCACCACGCTCGAAATCTTGCGCTGGGCGGTCCGGAAAATCTTGTCCTTGTAGCCGGTGACCGCCTCGTCGGTGACGGTGGAGCCTGAAACCGATACGGCGGATGGGGTGCCCAGGAACACCAGGGACAGATTGTCCTTGTCCAGATCGTCCAGCGTGATGTTGACCTCGGCGGGCTTTTTGATGTAAACCGTGTTCAGTGCCGACCCGTAGTTACTGCGGTCTTTGGAGACGCGCTCCTTCAATTCGGAGTTTTCCTTGATCTCGAATTTGGTGGCGTTGCCGATGTAATGGAAACCTTGATACACACCGCCGACCTTGCGGTTGACGTAAACGCGGCCTGAGCCTAAAAAGCCTGACATGGTGAACCTCTTTTAATATGCGATGGGGTGGTGGTTGTTTCGTCCATAATTGCCTTATGAGGCGATGACTTTGCGATGGGTAAACCGCAGCCGGATCGAGGCGTAGCCATCTTCGTAATCGACGGCCGAACGGTTAACGTAGCTGAGCTTATAAGCGCCGCCAGGAGGAGCCCAGCCGTTCAGGGCGGTAATCACCCCCAGCACATGCTCGCCCAGTTCGGTTTCGGGCATTGCGCCGCCCGGCGGATAGCCGATGGCGATCAAAACGATCCAGTCTTGGTCCTCGCCTTTGAGTTTGACGCTGTTGCCGTTTTCGGTGGGCTGCGACTTGCCGGGCATCACATAGCAGCCCGGCAGTTTGCGCAGCACGTCGTCTTCGCTCATAACGACCGAGGGGCTGGCGACCAGCGCGAACGCCGGTACCTCGGTGCCGATGCGGCCGACGATCGCGGCGAAATCGTCGAATACGCCGCTCATCAATCTCCTCCGCGCTTGCGCAGTAGATTGATAAACAGCCGTTCCAGCATGAACAAGGCCCGACTGCCCATATGGGCGCTGACGCCGATGATTGCGGCGGACAGCATCGGATTGATTTTTGCCGATTCGCAGAGAAAAAAAGTCAGCAGGCCGACGAATCCCGATATCGTGATGTCGCCGATAAATTCGGCCAGGGAAAAATTGATCGTTTCTCCGTATTTGATGCGCTTAACGTAATTGGCGATGCCGCCCCAGAGCGAGACGAACAGTACCCAGGCGTAGGTCAGCCATTGGTACGATAAAGGGTCTGGGTCCTTGTATATCAAAAAATCATCTCCAGTGGTGGTTTGCTTCGGTTTGGTTCAGTTCAATTCATCCCCACTGGCGTGGGGAACTCGTATAGGTTAGCCATTGATACGATAATGGATCCGGTTCATCCCCAAGAACGTGGGGAACATTCACTTAAGTTACTGTGTTAAAAACTTCGCACGGAACCGGCGCAACAGTTCCTGTTTCGCGTCGGCCGCCACCGTTTCGGCGATTGAAGCGGTTTGCGGGATCGCGACCGTTCGTTGATCGATCGGCAATCGGGCCCGACCGCGCCGCTTGAAGATCGAAGTCATCCCGTTGCGCATCGTGGCGATAAATGCACGATGGAAATAATAAACTCCCGCCCAAGCGCCGCCGTCATCCTGGGCCATTCTGCCGGCAAATCGTGCTTGAATCGGATTGTAGCCGCCCCAGACCAGGCCGCTTTCGATTGCGCCGCCGAACAGTTTTTTCTTGACCCGGAATCTTCGATATACCGGCAGCGGAATTTCAGTCTCGGACGCCAGGCGGCGTTCGAATTCTTTTTCCGCCCAAGTGGTCGTGGTGCGGATCGCAGAACGCAACGCGTTGCGGACTTTGCGAGGTCCGTGCGTTTGCAGGTAATCCCGAACCTCGCGGTCGTCGATGCCGATCCGGATTTCAGCCATAGCGCCTCAGGATCCAGGCCGTCATGCCGCCGTCGTCCGGGATGATGTCGACGAGGGTATAAACCACCGTATTGACCGTGACCTTCATCCCTTTTTCGATGGCGAAACCCTGCACATCCGAGGTTTTAACGGTCAAGGTGTAGCGGCAGCTGTTGGCGACGTTTTTTTCCACGCTGTCCCGGCGCGCTTCGAACACGCCGCTGAGCATCAGGGTGGCGGTATCGGACAGCGCCACCTCGACGGCGGTCGCGAACGTCTTGAGAACGGCATCATTGACCGCGGCCATCGCTTTTTCAAAGTTGTTCATCGGACGTACCTAATGCCGCGTCCGTGAATCAAGTCCGTTTCGCCCGCTGCAGCATTTGCGGACGCGTGCAGATATGGAGCGGGTAGCTGTACACTTCGATGTCCGCCCACATGTCCCGGTCGCGGTCGGGCACGATCATCGGATAGATGCGCTCGCCGAGCTGGCCGATGTGTTCGAAGCGCTCGCCGGGACTGAAGACTTCCAGGAAAGCGCCGGGGGCGTTGACCGGGAAGAATTTCGCCTTGTCGGTAGGAATGCCGACGGTAGTGCCGTCGTCGGTGCCGCGGTAGTTTTCCCAGGCGATGCCGCCGTAATTGAACGTTTCGTAGGCGTTGCCGTTGCGCAGTTCCGAAGCCTGCTGGGTGTTCAAATAGGTCTGCCTGACTTCCGTATGGGCGGTCAGATCGTCCCAGAACGCGTCGCCGCAGAGCGCATAAACGCGGGTCGATGGGGTCCAGACGCCTTTGGCGGCTTTCATCATCGCGCGGACGACTTCGTTGCACTTTTTGCGCACGACGCCGGACGCGGGCGAAGCGTTGTCCAGGTCGAAGTCGATTTCGGACGGCTGCGTCACGTCGAATTCGTCGAACCAGTCGTAAATGGTCGACCCGTCGGCATCCAGTACGATGCCTTGAATCGCGCCGAGACGCATGTTTTCCAGGGTCAGTTCGACTTTGTTTTCGAGGCCGGCAGGACCGGACAAGCGCCGGGCGATTTCGGCCTGCACCTGCATCAGTTCGCTTTCGGTACCGAACGCGCGGATGCCCGCGAGCTCGGACGCCATGATGCGGTCCGCCTCGGCAATGCGCACAGTGCGGAAATCGCGGATGTTGCGTTTTTCGGTTTTGCGCTGGTCCAACGGAGCGCCGCGTTGCGAGGTCTGGATCAGAGCGAGCGTTTCTCCCAGCTTTTCGATCGCGACGGTTTCGGTGCGGACCGGATTCGGCGTAAAGATGCCCATGCCGCCCAGGCGGCCGGGCAGGTAATCGGTTTCCCGGATCGCTTGAAGCATCGAAGTCAGCTTGAAGGCGTCCTGTTTGAAAATGTCTAATGTGGCCATGGGGTCTCCTTAACGAACGACGATGCCGATGTTTTTCAGGGCGGCAATACCGGCGGCTTTGTCGTCCGCGCCGATGCCGGTTTTCCAGACGATTTCGTCGCCGTTGACTTCGGCGTAGCGCGCTATGGCCACGCCCGGCTGGTCGCCGGCCGAGGCGTCCACCGCTTCGAACAAGACTGCTTTGGCGTGCTGCCTGCCGTCGGCGCCCGACGGATCGTGGCCGATGTATTTCTTCGAGCCTTCGGCCACGGTAATGGTGAATTGGTCGCCGACGGCGAAATCGGCCGCGCCGTCCGCCAGCGTAAACGACAATCCGCCGCCGTTGAAAGCGACGCCTACGGCGCCCATGCCGACCACGTCGCCTTGCGGGTCGGTCACCTGGAAACTGCCGGCGTTGGCGGCCGCCGCGGTTACGGCCAGAAGGTAAGCTCCGGGTTGCGCTCCGGCGCCGACCGTAACCGCGCCCAGCGTGCCGTTGCCGGTATTGTTGCCGCCCGCTTCGGACGACGCCGAACCGACTTCGATCTGCCCGAGCACCGTGCCGGCGGCCAGGTTCTGCCCGGACAAGATCGTGACCGCCTCGCGGCTGATCCAGCCGTTGCCCTCGGAAACGAGGAACTCGCCGGCGTGTTTGCCTTCGATTAATGTAGCCATCAGTGTTTGCCTCCGCGATGGGCGGTCGCTTGCTTGAAGGCTTTATTCCAGCCCTGCATGGCGACCACGTTGTCTGTTTGCGGTTCGGTTTCGGTGTCGGCGCCGACCTCCGGATTGCCCAGCTTGGCCATGTGACGGCTGAAGGGGTCGCCTTTCGTCTCCGTTCGCGTTTCCGCTTTGGGCGAGGCCGCCAGCACCTTGGCCGCGGCTTCGGCGTCCATATCGGTTTCCAGCGCCAAGACCTTAGCGGTCGCTTCGCGGCCGGCGGCGGCTTCGTGGTTTAAAATCGAGCCGATGCGTTCGCGCTCGGCCTGTTTTCCGGCGGTTAGGCCGGCCTGTTTGCCTTGTTCGAATGCTTCCGCCCTGGCTTTTTCCAGGGCGGCGGCATCGCCGGCGGGTTCTGTTGTTGCAGCCATTGAATAGCTCCGGTTGGGTTTGTTTAAAGATTTCTGCATCTCGGCCAGCAGCTGGTCCGGCGTGGCGATGCGGTCGGCCAAGCCGGCACGGACGGCGTCCTGCCCGGTAAATACGTCGGCTTCCTGCGCCCGGACGGCGTCGGCCGAGAGGCTTCGGTATTGGCTCACGGTGTCGACGAAGAGGGTATACAGTTGGTCGACATCGGCCTGGAAGCGCTCGCGCACGTCCTTGCCGAGCGGCGCGAACGGATTGCCGTCGATCTTGCGCGCGCCGGCATAGATGTGCGTGACGCTGAGGCCTTCTTTCTCGGCCATTTTCGAGACGTCGACGTGCCGCATCACCACGCCGATCGAGCCGGCCAGGCCGGTATCGGTGATGACGATCTCGGAGGTAGCCGAAGCCAGCAGGTAATTGGCCGAGGCGGACAGGCTGGATACCGCCGATTTGATCGGCTTGACGCTCTGCCAATCGCGGATCTGCTGCGCCAGCTCGAACGCGCCGGCGACTTCGCCTCCGGGGGAGTCCATTTGCAGCAGGACGGCTTGCACGTCGTTGTCTTGCAGGGCCGTATTGATCGCCTTGCCGATGCGGTCGTAGCCGAGAACGTATGAGCTGTTCGCGTCGAAGCCGCCGCGATGGGCGAGCACGCCGAACACGTCGACGACGGCGACGTTGCCGATCACCTGGTAGCCCGGCCGCTTGAACTCGCCGGATGCGATCAGGGCCATCTCGGGCTGAGGCGTATCGATGCCGAAGCGCTGGCCGATCCCACCGACGATCGCGTCCAGCTTGGCCGGATGGATTAGCAGCGGCGTGTTGAAGATGCGGGCGAAGAGGGCAGGGTTACGCAGGGGCATGGTTTGTTTCCAAACGGCGCGGCTGATATTTGGCATACAGCGCCTGCTGGACGATGTTGTTGTCCTGCACCACTTCGTACAGCTTGATGTAGTCGTCCAGCACTTTTTCCCGGACGGCCAGCATGTCGTCCGACATCCATTCCTTTTTCAACATCTTTTTAAAGCCGAACAGGTTGCTGACCGCTTTATTCACGACCGTATTGGCTTTGATATAGGCCAACGCTTCGCCCGCCAGATCGTCCGGCAGCAGGTGGCTCAAGGCTTCCATAGCGTTGAGCTGGTGCTTTTTGTCGCCTTGTTTGAATTGAAGGATGCGGAGTTGGTCTTCGAGGAACTTCCAACGCGCAATAACTTTCTTGCGCAGCGCGACCGAATAGCCGGTCACCAAGGTCAGCGTGTGCTCTTCGTCGAGGGCAATCTGCCTGGTCATGCCGTTTTCGGCGAACTCGACAGAAACTCCTTTAACATCAGTAGGGTACATTTTTGTACCCTCTATTTCGTAAAGATCTGACAGCATATTGCGAATGTCGCGCAATACCTGCTTATGTTCTTTCCCCGTCAGCTCGGCAATTTCCAAGCTGGACATGGTTTCGATCTTCACCAGCGGCAATAAAAATTCATTATTCATGCCGTTACCTTTGTATCGCCGGCGGTTTCATTATCCGGCGCGTAATTGATGTTGAAATCGGCGAAATTTAGGCCGAGAGATTCCATCCGAGCTTTTTCTCGGGCGCGCTGCTCTAGCACTTCCTCCCAGTCGAGCCCTTGTTCGGCGCATTCGAGTTCGAGCGTGGACAAGCCGGATTCCATGCGGATTTTGGCGGCGTCCGCCTCTTTTACGGGATCGACCCAGCCGCGGCCGCTGAACACCCAGCGGCAGCGGGTATAAGCAAACCGGTTTTCGTAATAATCGGGCGCCTCGATACGGCCTAGGTTGACGGCTTCTTCCATCCACGCTTCGTAGATCGGATCCAGCCATTGCTCCTTCAGCCATCGCCGGCGCGACAGGAAATAACGCCAGGCTTCGAGCAAAGCGGCGCGGGCGGAGGAATAGTTGGTTTTGGAGAAGTCCTTCAGCAGCAGTTCGTAGGGGATGTTGAGCCCGGCGGCCATGTGGCGCATGACCGATTCCATGAAGCCGTCGAAAGCGACGTTCGGGCGACTGGTGTTGTGGCTGGACAGTTTGGTGCCGACCGGCAGGGTGAACATCAGGCCGCTTTCCAGTTTTTTGCGGTTCCACTTGTCCGAAACGGTTTTCCAGTAGCCGGTGGCGTCGTTCGGGTCGGTGCCGAACAGCTCGGCGACCGATTGAGGATCGAGGTCGGATTCCAGGAAGGCGGCGATCAGCGCATTGGCGACGGCGGCGTGCAGTTCGGAGCCCAAGTATTCCCCGGCCATCTTGAATTCGCGCATCACCGCGGCAAAGACCGATTTGCCCCGGCTTTGCCCCGAGCGTTCCTTGTCGAACAGGTGGATCACCCGGCGGCGGCCCCAGGGCGTGAACGCGGGCACATAGGTCCATTGGCCACGGTCGGCCGGCAGTACGCCGTAGCGGTCGCCTGGATGGTTTTTCATGATCCAGTAGCCGAGCGGCGCGCCGTAGTCGTCGATTTTGACGCCGCCGCGCACGGTTTTGTCGTTGACCAGCCAGGGCGGCGTCGCCAGGCGGTCGGCTTCGACCATCTGCAGGCGGGTCGACCACTGCCCGTCCTTACGCGGCAGCCACATGACCAAGGCGAGCGCGTCGCCGTTGATCAGCGCCCCGGCCAAGGCCTGAAGGGTCAGTCCGAGCAGGGTTTGGGTGCGCGCGGCGTCGCATTCGGCGGTTTCGGCCCAGGTCGAGAACCGGTCTTCGGTCGCGTTGGCCCATTCGGAGGCGGCGTCTTTATCCCAGCCGAGCATGCGGTATTTCGGCTGCGACGACAGCCGAAGCTGCGAGCCGACGATGTTGTCGTTGAGCGTCTGCCGGACGCCGGCGCCGATCGGATGGTTGCGCGCCAGGTCGCGGGCGCGGCTGGCGATGCGCGGCAGTTCGGGCAGCAAGTCGGCGTCGGCCGAGCCGGGCGAGGGCACCCAGGCGGCCAAGCGGGCGTCTTCCAACGAGGCGGCGACGTGCGCAGCCATCAGATCACCACCTGGATCGGCTTGCGCGAGGCGCCGCCGGACGCGCGCGCCGTTTCGGCGTCGACCTGCGCCTGCCAATGCGTCACTTCCGCGCGCAGCGCGGCGATGTCGTGCTGTTCAAGGCGACGGCCGTCGAATTGGGTCATTTTGCCGGAGAGCGCGTTGGCGTAGGCTTCCTGCGCTTTGGCTAACATGTCGGTAGCGAAACTCATGCGGAGTAGGCTACCGAAACGCAGTCTCATTTCTAAGTAAAAAATGAG